GAGAGAATGTCTACGATCTCCCTAGTCTTTGTCGCGTCTAGGCCAGCTGCCTCTAGTTCGGTCGCAAGCGCTGTGAGCCTGCGAACATAGCCATCTGCAACGACAGCAGGAACGAATCCTCCTTGAACAAACCGTACTCCCTCTGGATGGCGGATTGGGATCGTATGTCGAACTGACTGGAATACAACTGGATCGATCTTGATGAATGTTTGTGCATCTCCCTCGAAGATAACACCGCGTGCAGTTTTCCCCTTCCCGCGACCGGTAATCTCTTCGACCTTAGAGTAAGTCTTCATGATTCGCTCTAGCTGCTGGTCTACAGGGTCTCCAACGTTGACAGTTACGTAGGTAAACCCTGGGCCGCCATCAAGCGAGATTCTCCTACCGCCGGCTTCGAATGACTGCAGCTTTACGCCGCCAGCCCCAGCCGGGATTTCCCATACCCTGATGTTGCCTAGATTGACAATGTCGTTAATAAACTTTTCCTTGATAAGTTTGCCAACAGAAGCGTGGTTCCTGGTGTAAGGGATATACTCCTGAAGGTCGATTCCTCCCCCTCGGTTTACCATCTTCTTCCGGACAACTGGGTCATGAATCCCCATCTTGTGCAGGTAGTATTCTGCAAACGCCATGCGGATTCTCTTCTGGATTCTGGAATCTGTTGATGTGTCAAGCCCGCTAGTGTCCGGCTCAACGATAAAGCCGATCAGCGCACGCGTTGTGTTTCCAGCGCCCTTCTCGTTTAGGAACGGGCCGCCGTCGTACCCCTCTTGGATATCGACACCAGCCTGGTCAACTACGATCCATTCCGGAGGAATGATACCAGTACGATCTACTGCGTACTTGCGGTATCCGCGCTTAGACCCGTTGCCGTAATCCATTACGTCGTTAACGGTAATCTTCTGGCCGGTGTCGGGGTCAGTAAAGCTCCACGGCTCCTTAGGTTCCGTGACAATCTCTGCGCCCTGCTCGAGCGGCTCATCTGGAATAAAGCGCCTTCGAATCTCGTCAACCAGGTCTGGATCTGCGTTGTTCTCAATAAGGACTTTTTCTAGGTACTTGAACATGACCTCTGCTTCTGGTCCCTTCTCAGCTCCTGGCACTTTGCCAAAGAAGCTTGTTGGTCGCGTTCCGTCCTCGTTTATCGAGACCTGCGTGTTCGCCATGGATCCTGACGCCATGTCGATTCGGTATGCGTTGATGTTTCGGATAAGGAAGTCAAGACCCTCGGCAACGCTTGGGTGCGTTAGTGCGCGAAGTCGACCTGTTTCTCGCAGTGTCTCAAGATCTGCAACGGCTTGCGCAAGCATGCGCTTAGCCTTTGCCAGGTTCTTCTTGTCTGCGGCCTCTGGTGTAAGATTACCCTTGGAAGCGAAGAACGGCTTGAACTGGCGTGCGTCGTCGTCACCTGCGCTTGCGCTCTCCAGTACTTCACGCGGGATTCCGGCCTGCTCCAAGCGGGCAATGAACGCCTCGCGATCACCGCTTCTGGTCACCTCGCTAAGGGTGTCCCCATACGAGTTCATGTAGTCTCCAATGCGCATCCGTGCGCCAGCGGAGCTCAGTGACGGGGAGTCTGATGTCGCCTTGGTGATGTCGACAATTTCATCGTCAATAACCATAGGAGTCCTACGCAAGGCTCGAACAACCCGCTGTGTAAGACCTTCAATCTCCTGCGGGCTTAGTGACTGGCGCTTCCCAAGGGTCAGCAGCTTGCTGATTTTCTTTACCGCTGTTTCTTCTTCAGTTCGATCAGCCAGGTCCCCTCGCTTGATGTTTCGCATGTTCGACTTGTTCTTCGCCTTTGCAACACGGAACGCCTCCTCTGGGTCTGCAGGGGAGATCTTTCGGATATCGATGCTGCGCTTCTTTTCACGTGCAAGCTTTGACTGCTTCCATGTATCTGCTGTGCCGCCATCCCCAGGTGCGTCCTGATCAGGATCAAACGTGTAGGCTGCCATGCCGTCTTCGGCAGACTGGGCAACTAGCTTGTTCCTGTCAAAGAACGCACTGAACCCTCTTGTCCCGTCTTCGTATGTGGCCATTGCGCCCTTATCGATGGCCTCAAGGATTTCGTTTTGGCTTACCTCGGAGTTACCATAAACCTTTTCAGAGAATCGCTGGTGCAGTCGCAGAGCTGTCTTGCCTGCCTCTGACACTGTCGACGTCGTGCCGTCAACCTCTCCCCGTGGATTTGGAAGGTGGAGAATAAGTCCGCCTACCTTACCGTCAAGGAACAGTCGGACCGCAATGTGATCAGCCCAGGCAGCGCCGCCGGAAACCAGAACATCGTCTGGCCGTACCCGCTTGGACATGTCCTCCACCATTGCATCCCAGTCAGCCTTTGTCAGGCGCTCGCCATCCCATTTGTCGTTCTTTGGGGATACCCTACCAGCTGACCCAATCACCGCAATACGCCGCCCCTTCGCTTCGGTAACTGGGCGCACCCACTTAGAGGGTTGGCCCTTCGTTGCGTTCTCCATGTTGATCATGTCGTCCTGAGTCATGGTCGCTTCAGGTACGCTGGCCCTTAGCTCTTCGTCGCTAACCTCGAAGTCCGGCATCTCTGTTGGCATCCCCTGATCGGGGGCCGCCGCCGTTGTCATTTTTTCGGGGGCCTGAGGTGGCACCATAGATTCCCCGGAAACAGGCATAGGAGCCACGCTGGCAGGAGTTTCCCCTGGAGGTGGTGTCTGCGCCCCACCCTGGGCCATAGCGGGGCTTGTAGCGCCCTTAGCCAGGATCTTCTCTAGAGATCGTGCCTGGGAGGGTGTGTTAGGGTTTCTGGCAAACATGTCCGTGAGCTTCTTGCCCTTGGACAAAGTAGCAAGCTCTTCGATGAGGGCTGGGTTCTCAGATGCCCACTGCTCCCATAGCAGGTCGTACTCCATGTTTACCTGCTCTTGACCCTTGCCGTTAATTGCCTTCTTTCCTTTAAACGGTCTTACTAGAGTATCGTATCTCTGAGGAGGGCTGAGCTTCATTGCTTCGGTGAAATCCTGCTCGCCAACCTGATCCATGTATCCCTTGATCTCTAGCATGTATTTCTCTTCAATGGTCATGCCGTCTGATAGGACTGCGGTTAGGGCTGAGAACCTCTTGTCCCCCTTCGTCGAGACTTCGTAGGTTCCGGTAACGGGTTCAGAGGTTTGGGCCCCAGCTGCCGGAGCGGAGGGGGCGACAGCAGCTGGGGTTTGCTGAGCTGGTACGGGTCCTTGAGCAGGTGCCTCGGTAGGGGCCGGTGCTTGAGGCTTGGCAGGCGCGGGCTTAGGCGCCGGCGCCATCAGGGCGTCGACGTCCGCGTTAAGCTGCTCTAGTTGCTTGCGTAGTTGTTCTTGGTCGACCATTCTTCTCCACCCTCTAAGAGGGTATAACTCTCTATTTATATCCCGTAAAACCAGAATCTAAGTGGGTATATTTATTACCCTCTAAGTATATCCATACGCGTCAAGCCTTCCACACCATTAAGTTTCCTTATCATAGGGGTATGTCAGTCCGGGAGGCCAAGTAACCCCTAGCTGACCGTCCCCCCGTAGAAGACTACGGTGGGACCCCCCTCAGCGAAATCTCGCCTCACGGGAGAGTTCGCTGGACTCCCCTCCATAGGGGGGTAGGGTCAGCGGGGGATTAGGCATCGCTTACGAATGCCGAACCTTCCGCGTCAACGCTCTCTCTCACGAGGGGTTCGCTGGACTCGCCTCCATACGATTCGTTGTCGCTCAACGATAGATGGCGGCACAGCCAGCGAGGGCACGGCAGGATCCGAGCCTCGTACCCGAGGGCTAGCGACGAGCACCTCGCCTCTCTCCCGTTACTCGGGGAGTCCGCTGGACTTCCCTCCATAGAGTTGCCGCACTAGCGGCAGGAAGGAGTACCCAATGGCGGTACTAGTAGCACTCGGTCTGCTTCAGGGGGAGCAGGCGCATTCGGCAGCGGTCAAGGTGACCGAGAAGGGGAACCCCATCCCCGACACATACACCTTCACTCGGAAGGGCGGTCAGAACACCGTAACCTTCCGCATTGAAGAGCGAGACGACGCAGGTCAGATCGCTAACTACCTGGAGTTCATCGCAACGGGGGCAGTAGCCGACAAGGTCGAAGCGCTGCAGTGGAAGTCCGTCAAGGTCAAGGCTTCGCTCAAGGTACAGCGCAGCAAGGACGCAGCGCCAGTACACAAGTACGAAGTGCTCGACATCGTAGAGGCATAGCCTCAGGGGGAAAGGGGGTAGTCAGCAATGGCTACCCCCCAGTACCCAGTCTCCAGAGAACTGCCATACCTGGCGAATGCAATACTAAATGTTACAATCAGGTGATAAGCAATGGAGTGGGGTATGAGCGGGAGGTGGTGTATTACCTCGTGCTCAATCTCACTCTCTCCTCGGGGTGTCCGCTGGACTCTCCTCCATACTAGTAGATAAGGAGTAGATAATGGATTGCCTAGTCTGCGGATGCGCAGCATGCTACTATCGTGATTGTTGTGACCACACCAACCCAGTACCACCTTATCAGTCAGAGGATGAGGCATACATGGATTGGTACAATGACTATCAGTCAGGCTATGATGTAGATAGCTGGGATAAGATCCAGAAGATGAAGAAGCAGCGTAAGCAAGACAAGCAGTATAGAAAGGAGGACTAATGTTCCAGAGATGTCAGGTACTCACCACTAACCGGAAGTTATGCCTATATGAGGGGAGTAAGCTCCTTAGGAAGAAGAGACTATGTCAGTACCATATGGCACTCCTCGCTAGGGGTGAACAGATTAACTGGGCGCCGAAGCGCCTGCTAGACTGGGACTTGGACAATAGGGTAAGGCTGGCCGTCCAAGCCGAGTACATTGCCAGCCTAAATAGGGAGGCACTATGATTCCAGAACCATGCACAGACCTAGGTGGCAGCAGTTTTCTAATGGGTGCAATCACCGGCATGATTGCCAGTTGGGCAGTCATTATCTACCTAGCATTAGTAAGAAAGGAGGATAAGTAACATGGACTTGGCAGCATTTCTATGGACAGTGATCGCAGTCATCGCAGGAATGACGATCTGGTATGCTGGATTCGTAGTCATTGAGAAGGCATACGATCATCACAAGTATAAGGAGACAGACAATGGGCTATGATATCTACACCAGCGGATCGGACATGAAGCAGTCCGAGAAGTTCGCTCGCAAGTATGGATATGCCTACCTATTCAAGCCGCTTGATGGTAGTCAGCTAACAACTGAACAGCTTATTAATAGGACGGATATCCCAGATAACTACAGGTTTGAGGGTGATCCAAGGGTATACTTCCGAGCCAACATCTGGGGTATGTCAGCAATACGAGAGTACTTCACCAACCTATTCAATGAGTTGCCAGTAGAGAAGCGCAACGAGGTAGGCGAAAGGTATGTAGCCTTCATCGATGCGATCAGCTGGAATGAGGGCAGGCATGTCAAGACTCAAGAGATCTTGACAATACTGCAGTTAATCCAGTACTTCGGCCAGGATGTAGGACAGACAGAGCTAGTCGAAGAGTTCATTGAGTACATGGAGATTGCATCTACACTAGATGGATTCCATGTATGGTAGCAACGAGGGGGGAGTGGCAGTGTTCAGTCCCCCCTCAGTTGCCAGAGGCAGCAACTCATATACCTAGCGAATGCGTTGGCTCTCCTCTCGTTCTTGGGGTGTCCGCTGGACTACCCTCCATAGTAGTAGAAAGTAAGGAGGTTACAGTGAGCGAAGTAGAAGTAACAATCCAGGCTGGGTTTACTCAAGAGTCAGCAGAGCGTCATCTCTCTGCGTTCAAGACAATCATCGAGGCCAGTGCCCAGGTGATTGCAGAACCGGAGCGGATGCTAACGGCATATGGAGATTACTTCATGCCTATCATCGACGACCTCGTAGAGCGGGGCGAGATGGAGCGCAGCGAAGCAATCCAGATTGCCAAAGATGCATTGTCTGAGTTGTTCGTTATCAACCAGCGCTTGGCATTCATGGTAGCAACCGAAGTAGCAGAAGAGATTGGCGCAGAGCCGCTAGATCCAAGAGACATGGCAGTGCCTATCTATCGTAGCAATGACGGCAATCAGTCAGAGTCGCTTAGCAAAGAGGAGGTGATGGAAGAGCTAAGCAGAATCATGGGACGACAGAACGGAGGTAGCAATTGACCAAGAAATGTGATGGTGTTAACCATAAAGTAATCGTAGATGTAGTGACATTTATATCTCATGTTGATCAGCACTTCCAGAATTATGTAACTGGTAGTGCAGCCGATGTGCGTAAGCAGTTGAAAGATATTGCAGGCAAGAAAGCACCATCAGCAGAGATATGGTATGACTATTGCTGCGAAGATTGTAAGGAGGCAACCGATGGATCTGGATCAGGTTCGTGAGAAACTAGAGTACGCAAGGGGTGAAGTTAGCAATGCGTCTAGCCGAGCAGGAGATTTGAGAAGGGAGGCAGACTATCTTGAGTCAGATGTAGATAGTGCATACAGCACAATCGATGAAGTCCTTGATAATCTAACAGAGTATCAAACGATCGACATCGACCAGCATCGTATGCTCATCAGGTTCCTTGGCAGAGTAGCAAGGCTTAACCTCTACCTCTATCGTTCCATCATTGATGGTACGACAGGCCAGCCATTGAGCAATGAAGATGAGACACGAGCACGCGAATCAATGAACATCCTAGACAGGTTGTTCAAGCTAGACCCAATCGATGGGGATGGTACCCCAAACAAAGACTTTGTAGTTGAATATGACTACAACAATTATGCTTGGGTTGTCAAGCAGAAGAAGGAGGAGAACAATGGGTAAGCAAGTTAAGGTTCTAAAGTCAGGCACTCCAAAGCTCAAGGACTTGAAAGAGTTCGAGCAGGTTATCATTGTAGAGGGCAGCAGCCTCGACCAGTTCCGCAATGTGTTGTCCAACGCAGTGCCGGAGATCGGTCGCAAGCTAGCCAAGTCTAACTACAACTACGGCAAGAACGAACTCATGGGTTCGCTTGCAGTAGCAACTAGCATCGACCTTGCACTCGAAGAGCAGGCCGATGTGAGCAACTATCATAGGCAGCGTAGTGTATACGCAGAGTTCAATGGCTTCGAGAATTGCAACTGGGTTGCAACCGACAAGTGTGGCAACGCAACGAGCAATGACTTCCAAGACTTGTATGAGTCTCCGAAGTACGAGATCATTGTGCGTATCGTAGCACCACTCAAGGATAAGGAAGAACTCGCCAAGCGCGGCGTCAAGTAATCAACGGGCGGATGCAGGGGGTGGGCAATTGCTCACCCCCACATGCCCAGAAGGAGGGAACATGTGTGGTAAATACAATGGATGGACAAACTACGAGACATGGAATGCCATGCTATGGATCAACAATGTAGATGGAATGTATGATGGCATCTCGGACGCACTAGAAGGACAGATCAATCAGTTCGTAGACGAGGGCACATGGGATCAGGATGGATATCTGCAGTACGCAGAGCAGTTCATCCGTGATTACTTCACAGATAACTTTATCATGCAGGGAAACGATGACTGGTACAATGACAACCATGGCCCAGTCAGTGACGCAGTAAGTACATACCTGGAGATGGTAGACTGGCGTGAGATTGCGCAAGCAGTATGGGATGACAACAAGCATGAATGGAGGTCGGATCGTGAGTGATTGGAGAGAGATAGTATCTAACACATTCGAGGATGGATACGGGTATGAGCTGTTCCACGACACAGAATACGACCATGACTGGTACGAGCGTGGCTTCAAGATCTATGCTACTAACGGCGCAGCTAAGTACATCCCGGTAGATGTATCTATCAGCGCAGATACAGCAGATGAAGAGAACCATGTACAAGACATGCTCAAGAATGCAAAGGCATACTTGCCATTGTACTTGTTCGCTCATAGCAATGTAAGCGTACGCACTACGCCATTCAATGACCCGTTCGACAGCGGTCAGTGCGGGTTCGCAGTACTAGAACAAGACTCACCAGTGGATGGTGAGTTGGCTATGATGGAGCTAGTTCTTGAGAAGATGGTAAACGAGTACGACGCTTTATTGCGAGGACATGTTGTAGGCTGGAGGATTACCAAGAAGAAGGTGTGTGACTCATGCCAGCATGTCGAGACAGATGTCATCGACAGCTGCAGTGGTTACATTGGCTTCGACTTCAAGGAGATGGACAGCCTCGTTGAGGAAGTCATCTCAAACATTCAGAGGCATAGGGAGGCAGAGCATGCTAGCAGAGCAACGGCAGTTGGAAACGATTAGCATTGACTTCGAGAAGTTCCTGCGGTATGTAGACCGCAGGTTCGAGCAGATCTGCGGGCTAAGCATTCATGATGTCGAAGACTTCGACTTCAATGAGTACTACCCAGGTGAGTCAGCTACGCAGATCGAGTATGCGCAAGCCGTGCGAGACGCGGCAAGCGCATGCTTGACTAATGCGGCAGGCACAAGCATGCCGGAAGTACATACATGCGTTGAGTGTGGACGCAAGTTCGACATGTTCGTTGAGAAGGACGCAGAGGAGTGGGAGTACGGCCACGACTGCGAGGCCAGTTAACAGCACTGCCAGTGATGGAATCCTTCCCCATCACTGGCAGTTTTTTTATGCCGAACTGGACAACACGCAAGCCCGCAGTACCGGGCGAATGGACAACTAGTTGATTAGCTCACCCTTTTTACCGGACGAATGGCGAACCTTTGTCTTTGAACTACCTCCTCTTGGAGGCGGCTCCGGCAGCTTCATGTCCCGTGCCTTGCCGAATCCCATCTCTACTAGCGTGTTCTTGATGGAGAAGAATGCATCCTTCCATCCCTCATCGTACCCGTCATCGTACCCGGACTGGAGCAGGTCGCTCAGCTTTTCGTATGCATGATCGCAGATTGCGGGATCGCACTTGCAATCTAATACCAACTTCTTTACCGCCATGTTACCCCCTAAAGCTAGCTGTGGTCTTGATGAACTCGAGGTCGCATGCCCCGGTCGCACCATTGCGGTGCTTAGCAATCTTGCAACTCACCACTTCGCTAGCTGCAAGGAAGTCTGGATCTGTCTTGCGCCACAGCATTAGCACAAGGTCAGCATCCTGCTCGATAGCACCGGAGTCACGTAGGTCGGAGAGCCTAGGCTCACCGCTCTCACGGTACTCAGACATGCGGCTCAGCTGCGACAGTGCAATGACCGGCACATCTAGCTCACGTGCCAGGGCCTTGAGGCCACGGCTAATCTCTGACACCTCGTTAACCCTATTGGAATCCTTGCTGCTCTTGTCCGGTGACATCAGCTGCAAGTAGTCAACGATGATTAGGTCGACACCCTGGTCGGCCACTAGCTTGCGGCACTTGCTGCGCACCACAGATGGCGATGCAGTAGGAGAGTCATCGACATAGATGCCAAGCTTTGCCACGCGCTGCGCTGCCTGGTCTAGCTCGACAATCTGAATCATGTCTAGCCCACCATGCCGGATGGCCTGGAGTGGCGTGCTGCTAGCGTACGACAGTAGGCGTGCACCTACCTGCTCAGCGCTCATCTCGATAGAGAAGATAGCAACCTTCTTGCCAACCGATGCTGCGTTGTACGCCATCGTCGTAGCCAGCGCTGTCTTGCCCACGCTTGGGCGAGCAGCGAGGATGACGAGGTCAGACTTCTGCCAGCCACCAGTCACGGCATCGATCTGGCTGATGCCACTTGGCACACCGATCCTTGCACCTGACGTAGCGATGGTGTTGATCCTGCCCTGAGTAATACGCATGAGGTCGCTCGCATCTGACCACCTGGCACCACGCTTCTTGTTGCCAACCTGGAACAGCACACGCTCAGCCTCATCGATGGCAGCTAGCACGTCATCTTGCCCCGACTGTGCAACCTCGACGATGCGCGCACCGGCCTTGGCCAGCCCACGTAGCACAGCCATTCGCTCAACGATCTCGAAGTAACTGGATGCATTGATGGACGTAGGCGTATCCGTTGTTAGCTCGCTAAGGTAGGACAGCCCACCGATGTCCTCGACGTGGCCACCTGCAGATAGCTGGTCGCTTACAGTGACAACATCGACGGCCTGATTGTTGATGTGAACCTGGCGAATGGCATCGGCAACCAGTGAGTTGCGCCTATCCCAGAACATAGCCGGGTCTAGCTCGATGTCATTCAGGATATCGTGGTCGATTAGGATGGACCCAAGCAGAGATCGCTCGGCCTGTGTATTACTCGGCATCGTTGTTGTCTTCATCTTCCCTCACCTTCTCTCTTGCCCACATGAAGCATGGCTTCATTCTACCACGGTCGATGCGAACCTTGTACTTCCCGCACACAGGGCACTCGCCGTGAATGTCGCCGTCATCCCTATCTAAAGATTGCTGCGAGGATGTCGATGTCATCTTCTGTTACCTCCAACTTTGGTGCTTCGCCACACTTGTACTCGAAGATTGTACCATGAAACGTTGCCTTCCTGCCGTCAACCTCAGCGCATCCCCATACGTTGCAGTCGCTGCACCCGAATGATGTTGCGCTCCTGTCGTCCCGGATCATAAAGAACTCATGGCCCAGGTCGTCGCATAACGCCTGAGCCTTTAGCTCTATCTTGCCTATCTTTGTACGAGCCCGGAAGTACTTGCTCCTATCCTTAGCCACTGTCCCTCCACTCCTGCTGACCTGATTACTACGTGGATCCTGCCACGCCAGAGCGGTGCCAGCTTCTTGAACGCCGCCGGAGACAAGTCTATCACACCGAATCCATTCTTGCAAGCACGGCAGAAGTCACGCACTGTGACCACAACACACTTGTCCTGGTTGCCAAGCTTGCACACGCGGATGTCGTACGGCTTGTCGCCCCACCGCCAGCTACCGACCGCCGCGTAAAAGACCTGCTCCCCCGAAAGATAAGGGGAGCAGGTCCTAAGATATCCGTCGTGGCACCGGCCACCATCTCCGTACCAAGTAGCGTCGCCTCCACCTAGGTATAGACCTAGGGCTAGTGCTAGCTCAATCATCCTCATCCTCCGTACTTCGGCCATTGATCATGGCATTGGCCTTACAGACCTCGCAAGTACGGTAGTTTACATGTGTATGTTTTGTCAAGGGGTCGACTCTATCTCTACCACCAAGGGACTCGTACTCTATCCCGAACTGGCGGCAGTACTCTCGAAGCCCAAGGCCTAGACGCTTAGCGTCTGCCTTGAACCACTCGAGTGCGCTATCTTTGCGAGTCACGCCACTTCTTTGCTAGCTCATTGGCGATGGTCCGTGCAGCGTCCGGACCTAGCCGCTCTTCACCTGAGGCAATGACCTCCGACGTGGCCGGCTTCGTGTTGGTCACGAGCTGCGCCTTCCACCCGGACTGACCATAGATCATCACGAGGCTTGCAACCTTCTTGCCTCGTGCGAATATGGGCAGGGTCTCTACCTCTGGCATCATTCCTCGCCCCTCGAAACAGAAGACCACTTCTCCTGTCCAAGAGCAATGAGGATAGCAGCGTAGTTGATGGTGTCGATGAGAGCATCGTGTACCTCAGGCGTGTACCACCCAGGCTGAAGCTCTACCTTTCCCTCCACGATCTTCCCGTTCATTGCCCGTGCAATACGGTTGACCTTGTCCATTGCCATCCTAGAGAACACACCCTGCGGACCAAGGTGCTCGACGTTTGCCGGGCCGTACGATGCCTGGCGTGAAACCATAATCTCATGTGCCTCAGTGTATAGATTCTTAAAGTAATCTACGAACGTCCTCGGCACAACCATGTCACTTCTTTCCGAAGAGGATGAAGAGAAGCGCTGCGACCGGGATTGCTGTGCCCGGTCTATCAACTCCGACTGCGAGAAGGACGGCTCCTGAAGCAACCACTCGTGTGACGTTGCTGCTCGAAACAACTTCTTTTGCCGCTTTCGATACTCGTTGGAATCTTGTAGGTCCTTGTACTTCATCAGGTGTTGTCGCCATTGGCGCCCTCCTTGGCAAGTGCATCCGCTGCACGTGCCGCAATGTTTGCTGCGTCCGGAACCTCTAGCTCCTTGAGACGTGTGTGAATGAGCTCGAACACCTTGGCCCATGCCACGGCTAGCTCAAACGTCGTCAGCTTTTTCTTCGGCCTCTGCATTCGAACCTCCAACTAGCTCGAGGAAGTCATGCTCCTCGATGACTATGAACACCCGGCGCTTGCTGCCGGAGCCAGGCGCATCGCCCACCACGAGCAACGGAACCTGGTCTGCCTTGCGAGGCACAGCCTGGAGCCACCTCCAGTACTTCTCGCTGAACATCTGGCCACACTTAGCCTGGATGTTGAACTGCCCAGCAGACACATCCTCAGGCCCACCGTACTGGCCTACCCTTTTCCCCCCAAACTTATGAGCTACCTCCCGCTCGAAGGCGTTACCCCTCGAGCGGTTGAGCCGACCTCTCCTCGATGCGTCAGTCACCTAGATCCTCCAAGAATACTGGCATGCCACGCCCGATGTATGCACCGGCAATGTTGTACTCGAAGTACTCCAGCGCCTGGTCCCATGCATCCTGTGCTAGAACCTTCCTCTCCTCATCGGATGTGTTGACGCGGTTGTTGATCTCAGTAACGATGTCATCAGCGATGATGTCGAGCATAGACTTCTTACTGTAGATGTAGATGTAAACCAACCCACCCTCAGTAAACTGTTGCCCGACACCAATGATCGCATCGTCAAATCCATCAGCTTTCCATGCCTCAATGTCCTCGAGGAAGGTCATGCTTAGGTCTCGCCTACTCACTCTTCTTGCCGCGCAGTGCGCCGTAGCGTAGCGGTGAGACGTCCGACACCAGCATGGTGAAGTACATCTTGCCGTTATACTCACGGTCCTCGTTGAGCTTGCCTACCACGTGGACGTTAGGGCGAGGGTCCTTCTCCTGAGAGATGGCCCACTCGTAGACCTTGCCAACGTGTTCCATTGAATCCTTATCGAAGAAGCGTAGGGTGATGTATGCGTACCGGTCAGGTGCCGCACCGCTGCGGTCACCGTCTGCCCACTCCTCG